CGTCAACCGTGACCGTGCCGCGCCACACACCCATCCAGGCGTTTGTGTTTGTGTTGTAAACGAGAGTCGTATCGTTGACCAAACTCGACCCGGTCGGCACCGACAATATGTAACGCGAGTTCCAGAATGTCGCAGTAGCGACTTGCGCCTGCGCCCAGTTGATCTGGTCGATCACATCCTGCACCGGGTAACTGATCACACCGACATCAGATGCAATCATGTTCTCTTCCATCGTGCGGCGGATCGAACGTACTCCCGACCGGGAAAGAAAAAATAAATCCTCGCCAACCTGGGCAATCGATCCATGACTCAGGCAGCCCACCGATTGGGAGATCGAGCGGATGGTGAAATTGGCGGTGGTGGTTGTGGTTGCCCCGCTACCGGCGACTACCGGGTTGGTGTCCACCACATAACAACTGTTCTTACAGAACACCACCAGATTGAACCCCACCCAACTCGCCATGCCGGTGACCGGGTCACCGAGTCCGACTTTAAACGGAAGATTCGTTGAGGTGTTGAAAATATCAGTCGTTCCCGTTGACGTAACATTCGGAAGAATGTCGCTGACGTAAATCTGATCGTCGCTCGGTTGGTAGGCGAATATACGGTAACCGTTGTTCGTTAAAAATTTGCTGTTTGTTGGACTCGTCCCGCCTGCTTCTTTCACCACCCACGCGGAACCCGACCATGTCACCTGACCGATCTTATCGTTGCCCGAGTGGGACGCAAAAAACAACTTGTCCGCCACCTGACAGAAATCAACCCGGGCGGTGGTACTGTTTGCACTCCCGGTTCCGATGGTGGCAACCGTTCCTCCCGAAGCTATTGCGTAGATGTTAGAATTTACAAACGCGACCAGTGACTCTTTTGCGTCTGTATCGAAATAGGCGAGTCCTTGGGTGTTCGTAGATGAGGAAGTGCTTCCAAGCAGATCCGCGAATCGATGGAAACCGTGCCGGGTCTTCAGAACACCGTTCTTCGCAGCGTCCAGGTCTTTGAGAAGTTCCGCCTGACTCTCGTTGAGGAGGTTCTCGCGGAAGTTGCTTATCTGCCCGCCAACGAAACTCGCTTGTCGGTCGTATTGAACCGGGTCATCGAGTCCATCGTTATAGTAGACAGGCATTTAAAATCCGAAGTCATTTCGAGTGTAACCCATCCCGTACACATCGGGGATCAGTCTGACTTCTTTCGCACTTTGATTGTTCTCCTGGTCACGCGCCACTTGCATCAGTCCGTTCGCTTGCTGGATCTCCAACTGCGCTTTACCGAACTGCCTCGACCTCTTCAGCATGTCGCCGGTCGCAAAGTGAATCAGCACGTTGTCGATGCCCGCCACCATCGGGGTGTCGTAATCGCTGACCATCGGCTTAATCTTCTTTTTGCCGACGATGTACAAGTTCACCGGGCTACTCGCATCATACTTTGGCCGGTCGAAAAACTTAACACGTTGAAATTTTGAAACGTTCTCCCACTCGGGCCAATCGAAGTACACCATCGTAGATTGATTGCGAACGCGAACATATCCAGCGGTAGTTTCTTTACTGAGACTATGAACTGCCGACCATGAGTTGGTGGTGGACACACTGCTTGCCAACGTCACCGTCTCTTTTTGCATAGTGAGTTCCTGTCCCGATATTTCGCCAACAATCGTGATCTGCTTACCGTTGTCCGCACTGTCGCTGGACAAAAACTCAATAGCACCATAAGTGGGATCAAAATTAATGCCTGAGCTAGAAATAACACTAAACTGAGCAGAATTCGCATCGCTCTTAAAACTGTCCGGGTTGGTCATGAACTGCGTGATCAACTGGGTCGGCAATAGGTTCGCCTCGTTGTAACTCACGCCGAGGATCGTCTCGAACTTCTGAGGACAAACCATCTCGTCCGCCAATGAGTCAGCAATCGCAGTTGCCGTTGCCCCGCTGCCCGCTCCCCCGGTAAAGACTACTGTCGGGGCGGAGGTAAATCCGGTTCCCGCATTTTGGATGTAAACTTTCGTAACTGCGCCCCCACCGATCTCGCAGCCAGCACTAGCACCACTGCCACCGCCACCAGTAAAAGATATAGTGGGTGCGGAGGTGTATCCGGTTCCGCCATTATCCAGGATGATCTGCGTCAGGCGACCATCGAATGGTAGCGTGGTCTGCTCAACGTCAATCGTCTCGCGCCACAACGCCGAGTTGATGACGTTCTCATGATGCTGACGTATGAACTCTTTGCACCGGGTCTTGGATGTGTCATCCGTCTTGTTGACCAGATTGCAAACATACGTTGCTATGTCGATGAGTGTCATGCGAAAATAACCAGATTTATATGAGCCGGATTTTTTAGTCCACCAGCGTAATCTTTAAACTGAATAGTGAAAGATGCGTTTGTGTCCAAAGTCACTTCACAAACACAAGCCTTCGAGGTGCTTCCATCCAGGTAGTGAGCGTGTGCCATTATACAGTAATCCGCCACCGAACCATTTAAATCCGTTGCAATCGGAAAAGTGATTAAACCCCGGTAGCTTGCAAAATCGTGTGTCGGGGTGTCCAAGTTGAAACTAGCTTTAACGGTCAGTGTCCCGTCATCTTCGGTGCCTGTTTTATTATAGCTCAACTTCGCCCAGGCTTTCGCCAACATTGATCCGCTCTGATTAACCGTAATGACATCAGCATCAACCGTCCCGGAAGTGCTTGGGTCTATCGCCCGCTCCTGGGTCGCCAAACGAACTACCCCACTGGTCGTTGTCAAAGCAGGAAGCGTCTGCATCATGTTTTCGACAGTCGTTTTCCTGAGCTTCGAGGTTCCTGTTCCGTCCGCATCGTAAACCAGGACGGTGTCGTTTGCGGGCACCACTGTAGCGGTAGACTTGCCGTTGATTAGTGCGTCTGCCACTCGGATCTTCGATGCCGTGTTGTTGGTGACAATTGCATCGGACGAATCGACCATCTCTAGGTCGGTGGTAAACGTAACCGCTTTTAACGCATCACTCGTTCCCGCCAGGAGTTGACTCGTAATAATCGGAAAATCGGTCGGGTTGGCACTTGCGTTTGTCGCGTTGGCTTTGACCGTTTTGGCCGCCATGTCGTTCAGCTTGCTGTTCTGAACGGAGTCCGCCACCAACTGATCGGTGTCCACCGAGTTGGTCGCCATTTTGGCAAGCGTCACATTCGCATTGAGGATCTTTGCCGTGGTGACGGCATCCGCGTCAATCGAACAGTTCGAGACGATGTTGTTCAGCTTCGCAGCGGTGACCGTGTCACCATCACTGAACGTCTGGGTGGTGGTTAGTCCTGCCATTTAAGCCTCCTAGCTCGCTTTCTTAACGACTTTCTTCTTCGGGGTAGGTGAGACGCTACTCGCCGCCTCAACTGCCGCCTGAGCGGTGTCCTGGGTCTTGGAGACCGCGTGCTTGAGGAAGATTGCGAGGATCGCTGGGACGATGAGGTTTAAGCCTTCTGAAAGCGTCATCTCATTCGTCATTATCGCCGCTGCCGTCCCCACGCAGGTCGTAATGGCAGCCCACATTGTTTTGCTTCTTAACATATCGTTATTTCTCCAAAATTAGTTTTCGTATTTTCAGTCCTATGTAAACCATCGTCAAAATTCCTATCCCGATCTGCACGATCTCGCCTAACTGCAAGTAGAACGACGAGATCCCGCCGCCGCCTGCTCCGATGACTTTGAGATCGTCAAAACTCACTCCCGACCTTCGTACTCAATATCGATAAACGGTGTATCGATCTCCAAATTGCCCGAGAGACTCTTACACCCGGCACCCACCAGGATCACAAACACACTCAAACCGACTATCGTTAAACACCTACTCATCGCGCTCCCGCCTGATCGGTTTTTTCGGGGAGATACCCATGCACTTGTACAAGCTCCCGACCTCGCACCGTAACTGGGCGATTTCTCGGGAAAGTTTGTTGGTCTGCTTGTCATGTAAATTTAAACGATCAATCAATTTTACGACGATGTCATATACGTTCCTCACCTCACCCGATAGGTCTCTTAAAACGTAGAAAACGATCTTCCACCCGAACCAGGCTGCCCCAACGGCAGCGCACACCGGGAAGCCCAGCGTTTGGATCAGGTTGACCGTGTCGCTTCCCAAGCATCACCTCGCTACTCCGCTGCTGATGCTTCCGCTGGTGCTGCTTCCGGTTCCACCTCGACTACCGTCTCGTCTCTCGTTAGCCCAAGCTGATTTAATGCGAGATTGCCGATGTATTCGGAATCGGTTTGCCCCGGTGTTTTACCCCAAGCTGTCCAAGCCGCGCCAGATACGGATAACAGCGTCGAAACGATGGGAGTGTTGCCCCAAACATCGTTACCTTCGCCGTCCGTATACTTACCCCATCCAACGACCGAGAATTGCATACTGAACTCTGCCGCGCTGTTTAAGCTGATTGCTACTTTCGAGACGTTAAGTTTCGCCGTTGGTTTTGTTGGTATTTCGATCATATCAAATTATTCCGCTGGTGCTTCCGCTGCTTGGGCCGCTGCTTGGGCCGCTGCTTCCGCGTCTCTTTCGGAGCGATTTTTGTAATCATCTCGCGCAACAATCAGAGCGACAACCTCATCCTCACTCGCGGGGATTTGTGTTACCGATTCGTCTGCGTAAAGTTTCGGCAACCACTCCGCAATCATTCGCTTGGTGCAGTTGGCTACTTTGCCGTCAATCGCCTTCGCAACCCAATCTTGGGGGTCGAGAAGGTCGTTCTTCAAAACCGATTCCTCGGTTGCCGTTAGTGTTCGTTTTTCGATGTCCATAATATTTCGTATGCTCTATTTCAAATTTTTAACACGCTAGATATCCGTTGAAATATGTTCGTACTGATGCGACATCTGTTTGCGCTGTTCCTCCGCTTTGATAGAACCGCATTACAGCAGTGTCGCTTGCGTCCATATCAGCAAGAACTGACGGGCCGAACTCCCAATAAACAGCATCTTGGCCGAAATCCGGGTCGTAGGTGTATGTGTAAGTGCGGTTGCTGGTGGCGATCTGTACTTGATAAAAAGCTGCCGCCGAATCTATATTAACTAGTCCGAGTAT